CAGCTTAGCTATCTGTGTAGGGCGCTTATCACAGCCCTCTTCGTGCTCTAACATGGAAGCAGGGCTACAGTATGCGTCTAAGCTGGCAGTAACGGCAAGATCGCCATTCCATTGCTTCTCCGTATGCACTCATTTCACCGCTGTCCTTTCGCTATACTTCCGTTGTAGATAAGAAAGACTAACAGCCATTTCATCAAAACTACCATTCAGCACTTCATGTAAAACATAAATACCACGCCAATGTTTATTAGTTTGCCAATTCAAATAATCCATATCGGTGAGATAGAATGATCCTGTAATAATACCTGTCATTAAAGTTCCATCTGCTTTCTTCGCGTAAGCTATATCCCGACCCTGCTGATGCCCTGCAATACAGCTCATATGATGTTTGGTAAGCATGGCTCTTGCAGAGCCGACAGGCCGGCCCAACTGCCCACTTACGAAATAATGGCTATAGGCAATGCCGTCAATCACCACCACCTTAAGAAACTCATGACAAGTCCAGCCCATTTCTTCAAAGCCAAGATCCTTTAAACCAATAGTTCCTTCAAGCATTGGCTCTATTTGCGTGGCAGTGACAATTCTATAATCATGATTCCCGTAGCAATAATGCAATTCAGGCTCATAACGAGGTTTATGTGATTTTTTAGTCCACTCCTGATACTCTCTCAGCGGACCAAGTAGCCGCTTCATGCCAGCAGTTGAAGCCTCAATGTCGGCCTTGTAGCGTCTACCTTCATAACCACGTTTGCCTTTATCATAGCTGCACAAGCTAGGCATATCAGGGTGATCTCCAAGATGCACAACAACGTCCGGCTTCTTGTCAACGATGTATTTTCCACACCAGTCAAGATGATCTGTTGGTTGATTAGGCGCTACTTGAGTATCAGAAATTACTAAGTGCTTACGGGGCTGGCTCACTTCTTCACACCCCATTTCTTAGGCTTGGCTGGACACTCTTCCACAACATGCTTTCGCATCTGCTCTGCTGTGCATTTTATTTCCCTTGTGCATTGCTCACATTTCCGAAGCTTCTCTACGTTACGTTGTGCCATTAGGCAGCTTTTTTCTCCTTTCGCACTTTCTTCCGCACTTCATTCTCCCGCTTTGTCTTTGCATCGTGATCCTTAGAGCAAATCACCTGAAATCCTTTCACGCTGCAGAACATGCGGGATATGTACACATCCCATCCTTGCCAGCCCTTCTTAGGATTCACCACGGGCTCAAGATGATCTATGCTAACTCCTTTCCTACTAAACACTTTCTTGCAGGTAGCGCAGCGGTAGAAGTTCTTTATGCGTTTGGTTATCTCTTCTCCCGGCCTCTTCTCATATTCCGCTCGTGACACGGAGGCATTGCGGAGAGCGGCCTGTCGTGGGGGCCAGCGATAGCTTGCTTTACGGAGCGTCCAGATGAGCCAAGTTTTTAAGTCAAGACTCATACTGGAGATTCCTCGAACCAGAACTCTTTCTTAGGATCACGTTCCAAATCCACAATATGCCCCTTTCTTTTCCCATGCCGGTTCTTCACGATGTGTACCTCTACAGGATCATCAGAGTCAGAGTCTTCCTCCTGCAGCAGCTGCATACACAGAGAACCTGCATATTCAATATCACCGCTTCCTTTGAACCCGCTCATCTTCGCTTCGCCATAAGTAGCCCTGTTCTGCTCCGACACTGCCAGCACAATCACGTCTTTCTTCGTGAGCTGCTTGAAACGATTCAGCCAGCTATCCAGGCTCTCCTTCTTGTACTTGATGCTGGAAGGCAGCGACTGTAGCGAGTCAACAACAATCAAAATCTTTCCCTCTCCATGTTCTTTACGTGCGAAGGAAAGGTCATCTTCCAGCGTGGAAATAGTCTCTCGTAGATAAAGTTTTTCAGTAAGCTTTCGAAATGTTTTGATGCTACTTCCGGCGATACACCTAGTTCTGTCCAGCAGCCACTCGTATCCAGTTCCATCACTATCGTAATAGATGGCCGGGATGTTTGATGCAGCGTCGAGAGCAAGCTGGAAGGCGAGTGTAGACTTTCCAAGGCCGGGCTCGCCGCCGATAATCCAGACCCCGATAAGGCCGTTCGCGGCCTTACTAATTGTAGGCAAGGATCGTATAGCGATCCCAACCGGAGGCTCTGGAAACTTATCTTGCACTGACATTGCAAGAGGGGCGATACCGGCGCTGGCTCCGTGATTCGCTTCCACAAGCGTCTTAATGCTTGAAACATCTAAATGCCCTTTCGCTAGTTGCGTGCCGGCCTCATTGATAAGACGAACGAGCAAAGCTTTTTCACGCGCAGCACGCGCAATAGAAGCCACTTCTCCACCGGCCTCAAGCTCTTTGAACGACGCGAGATAAGCTTTGAATTGCTCCTTCTCCACTCCAAACAAGTTCTGTGCCATGAGCAATATGGACGTAGGGCGCAACGGAGGAGACGCCTTCTTTTTGAGTAGGTAGCAAATGCTCTCATATGTTTGTCTTGCTGTCTTCGATAGCTCTTCAGGCGTTACAACATCAGGCTGGCAGATGCCTTCTGCAATGCTTCTCAGCAGCGCCTTTTCCAGGTCTGCTGCCAAGCGAATCTTCACGCAGCCTCCTGTAAATCTTTACGTTTCGGATCTTGTTTCCACGGCTCACATTTCTTAAGCCAAGGACAATCCCCACACTGATACGAGGGACAGAGAGGCAAGCCGCTATGGTCCTTCGTCTTCACTACATTAGAAAGATCAGCAGCCAGCTTCTTGCTGTCCTTTACAATCTTAGCTCGCTCCTTCTTGTCTAACTGCACCTTATAGAAGCGTATCTCTGGCAGATAACGCCTGCCTTGCTTCAAGCCAAGATAGAAGAGAAGCAGCCCCCCATTGTCCTGCTCGTCAAAAGCCTGATACATGTGAAGCTGCCGTAAATAATCCTTATAGCGCTCAGCTTCCTGCCCCTTCTTAGGCTCATATTGGCTTCGTGTGCTTTTTATTTCCCACGGATATGGCATTCGTAAGTCTGGACTGTAGTAGATGCCATGCCGCTGAAATTCACCAGAGTCCGCCCGCCCGTCTTCCTTTTCTTTCTTAGGCCCAAGGCAATACTCCAGAATACCATGATGTGCTCTGCCTGCTAGGAAATATAGTGCCTGCCTGTCCGTCATAGGCTGTGGATCTATACGGCCAAAGTAGGCTTTACGTGGGTAAAGCAAATCGGACACATGCCACTTATCCACACTGCGAGGAGCACGGGCTAAGCCCTCCTTGATCTTGTCAAGGATCTTGCGCTCCATCTTCTTCGAACGTGTTATTTTAATTGCACCCTCCTTAACGCTTCTGCCACATCCTCACGAAATAGATTCAAAGCCAGCAGCCTATCTGCATGGCTTTTGTTTCCAACAGTCATGAACTCCATTTTGTTGTTGGAAAACTTGTAGAGCACAGTGATTAAGTCACGGGCAACGGAAGGCTGGAGAGAGACAGTTATTTCTCTCTCCAGCTTCTTCTTAGATTTGGACAGTGCCATCATTTACCCGCACATAATCAAGCTTAGTCGTCGTCCTCATCGCTATCAAAGTCCCAATCCTTCTTCTTACCAGAGGACTTTTTTGTTGATTTCTTTTTACGCGCAGGGCGCTCTTCTTCCTCGTCCTCCTCAGAATCTGAATCAAAATCGTCGTCTTCTGAATCTTCCTCTGAATCTGAGTCATCGTCCTCTTCGACACGCTTCTTATTCTTAAACAAAGCGAACGACACACTCTGCTCTCTCTTCGCAGCCTTCAGCAGGAACTCTGCAAGCTCTTGCAGGTAATCATCCTTGACGGAGCCGCGAGCCATAGGCCCGCCTTTGTCATTCGTCCACAAGCCTAAGCTTGGGCCAGAGATGTACTTTCCTTTCCGCACAAAGATGCTTGTAGCGATGTTGTACTCAGGACGTTTACCCTTAAAACCTTTAGCCATAGTTATTCCTTTCTCGCTATAGCTGCATTTGCCCAAAACACAGCTTCCTCAATATGAGTGAGCGCCAATGATTGTTCTCGTGACGCAGGCGTGTTACTTACAACATGCTTTGCAAGTCCTAAAGCATACTCTCGAATATCTTCGTACTTCTTTGGCTGTCCCTCCTTTGGGGCGTGATAAGTGAATCTGTTAACAAGGTCCGTAATAACATCACTACCTGATGACATGCTTCCTCCGTGTTAGGGGTTAATAAGAAAAATCTTCTAATGTATCCGCAATCCCAACAATCAAATCATGCCCATCCTCATCATCACCCATCCGATAATTAACATCAGCGCTCATTGCTTCTCCGGTAGCTCCAAGTGTCAAACCATCAAAAATCATTCTTAACAAACGTGCTTCCTCAGCAGTAAGGCGCACAATCACATCCGGCTTCCCTACAGGAGCCGCAGTGGTAATTTCCATTCTCCCTCCTTATTTTAATGCTTTGTTGAAGAGTATTCTGCGCAGGCATTCCCATGCGTCGTCAGGATGAGTGTTCTTGTATGTATTGAATACGTGGCGAGCGTCTTTCACAGCGGTACGATATTGCTCAAGCTTGGCTTCCTCCTTTTCTTCATGATTGATGCTGCTGTCAGTGCGACTCATTATTTTACCTCAGTCCAATCATTAGTATGATAAGTAGCCCATTTTTTAGCACTAGCATTTTCAGCATTCATTTTTGCAAGAGCCTCTCCATAATTACTGGTTTGAAAAATACCATAATCGTCGTATCCAATATCGTGTGCCCAATTCCAAAATAACCATCCCGGCGAAGCAACTCTATACAGATGACCGCGCCTAAATATCTTATATTTCTTCATTTAGCGTCTCCCCATGTAGGAACGATTTGAACATCAGCCTTTAGCTTAAGATCGAATTTAGGCACTAGCTTTTTGAGCGATTTAACATTTCGCATGCAGTCAACAAGAATCTCCAAATCCCTTCGTCCAGTTTTCGGGTGCAAGCACAGATCAAGTTCATCATGAACTTCATTAAATACCGGAGAAGCAATAGGAGAATGAGGAGTATCGAGCAAGCAGCTATGCCAGTCTCTATAAGAAAATCTATGCTCTTTAAGCAGAGTTGCTTCATAATCAACAATAGCGCTCCCTGTACAATCTGAAGCGAACGACTGAATCGGAAAATTGATTGCTGAGTTCAACGTATGCTTCCAATGCCCGCGCTCCTTCCAGCTTGCAGTCCACTTAGGCTCTCCATGATGAGGCAAGTGTCGTATGCGTCCTGTAGGGGAGATCACCTGCTGTGTCTCAATTACTTCATGCCGGCGCTCATCCATG